TGAAAGGATCATTTGATGAGACTGCTTTGTTTGGTGAGCAACTATTCAATAAAGGTGGTAAGTATATTACTATAACTGAAGGTGAGTGTGACGCAATGGCGGCATATGAATTGATGGGTAGTAAGTGGGCGGCAGTATCAATCAAACGTGGTGCGGCAGGCGCAGAGCGTGACATCAAAGATAGTTTAGAGTTCTTAGAAAGCTTTGAGAATATTATCATTTGTTTTGACAAAGATAAGAGTGGTACAGATGCGGCTAAGAAAGTTGCTAGGTTATTCCAACCGAGTAAAGCTAAGATCATGACGCTACCTAATGGCTTTAAAGATGCTAATGATATGTTAGTAGCTAATAAGCATAAGGACTTTATGGAAGCATGGTGGAGTGCTAAGACCTATACTCCTAGTGGTGTTATAAATGTATCTGAAGAGAAGAAGAAGTTCTTTAATAGACCAGTTAAAGATAGTATACCTTACCCTTGGGAAGGACTGAATAAAAAACTATATGGTTTAAGACAGGGTGAGTTAGTCACGTTGACTGGTGGTACTGGACTAGGAAAGTCTTCAGTAACTAGAGAACTTGAGCATCATCTTATAAAGAATACTACAGATAATGTAGGAGTGATTGCATTAGAAGAGGATTGGAGAAGAACCATTGATGGTATACTTTCAATTGAAGCTAATGCTAGATTGTATATAGATCAGGAACGAGAGAAGTTTTCTGAAGAAGAGCTTGACAAATTCTTTGATCTACTATATGATGGCGAGAATAAAAATAGAGTATGGGTTCATGCTCACTTTGGTACTAATGATATTGATGAGATATTTACTAAGCTAAGATTTATGATCATAGCATGTGGATGTAAATGGGTAGTGGTAGATCACTTACACATGTTGGTATCAGCAGTATCTGAAGGAGATGAACGTAGGGCTATTGATAATATAATGACTAGACTAAGAAGTATAGTTGAAGAGACTGGAGCAGGAGTAGTATTAGTCTCTCACTTACGTAGAGCTAATGGCGATAAAGGACATGAGAATGGAATCGAAGTCAGCCTTAGTCACCTTAGAGGTAGTCAGTCAATAGCCCAACTGAGTGATTGTGTAATAGCCTTGGAAAGGAATCAACAATCAGATGATATAAATGAATCCAATACAACTAGAGTTAGAGTACTTAAATCTAGATACACAGGAGATGTAGGTATGGCAACTCATTTATTATACGATAGAGAAACAGGTAGACTGCAGGAGTTTGAAAAAGAATCTTACGAAGAGGAAGATGCAGACTTCTCAGCCTTGGAGTTATAGTATGGATTTAGTATTTGATATAGAAACAAACAGAGTGGGTGACGATGATATTGGTTTGGATACAGTCGACACCTTACATTGTATTGTTGCTCAAGATGTAAACACCGAGGAGGTATTTAGTTTTCCTCCTTGGGAACTTGACAAGGGAGTTGAACTCTTACAAAATGCAAAGACTTTAATTGGTCATAACATTATAGGGTTCGACATTCCTATGTTGGAGAAGCTAACTAGTTTTAAACAAAGAGGAATTAAAGTTATAGATACTTTAGTTACGTCAAGATTATTTTACCCTATCCGAGAAGGTGGACATGGACTGGAACGATGGGGATTTAAACTTGGCTATCCTAAGATAGACTTCGAAGAGTATGATGAGTACTCTGAAGAGATGTTAGAGTATTGCATTAGAGATGTAAAATTAAATACTAAAGTATTCAAAGTCTTACAACAAGAAGGTAAAGGATTCTCTAAAGAAAGTGTAGAGCTTGAACATTCTGTAGCATTACCATTACGACAACAGGAATGGGATGGTTTTAAGTTTAATGTAAAGAAAGGAGAACTATTACTTGCTGAGCTTCGAGAGAAGATGCAAGCATCAGAGGATGAGGTACATAAAGTATTTAAACCTAAGATGGTTGACGATAAGTTGGTTACACCTTATGTAAAAAAGAATGGTGAGTTATCTAAACGTGGACTTACAGATGAAGAGTATGATAAATGTATCAGGACTCAAGATGTAAATCCTTTTATGCGTAAACGTCTACAAGAATTTAATCTTGGTTCACGTAAGCAGATTGGAGAATACTTACAAGAGTTTGGATGGAAACCTAAAAGGTTTACTCCTACTGGTCAGCCGATTGTAGATGAGAGTATCTTAATTAATATAACTAATATACCTGAAGCTCAACTTATCGGAGAGTATTTAACTTTACAAAAGCGTGTTGCACAAATTGATTCTTGGATCAAAGCATTACGTTCTGATGAAAGAGTACATGGTTTTGTTATACCTAATGGTACGATCACTGGTCGTATGGCACATAACAAACCTAACCTAGCACAAGTACCTAGTTTAAAAAGCTTGTATGGTAAAGAGTGCAGAGAGTGTTGGACTGTCGAGGATGGTTACAACTTAGTAGGAATAGACGCAAGTGGATTAGAACTTAGGATGCTTGCACATTATATGGATGACGAGGAGTATACAAATGAAATCATTAACGGAGACATACACACCGCTAACCAGAAAGCTGCAGGACTTGAATCAAGAGATCAGGCTAAAACATTCATCTATGCCCTCATATACGGAGCGGGAGATGCAAAACTTGGGAGTGTGGTTAAAGGAAGTAGAGAAGATGGTAAACGACTTAGACAACATTTCTTTGATAGTAACCCATCATTTAAAGCTCTTAGAGATAAAGTATCAAGAGCATCAAAGAAAGGTTACCTCAAAGGATTAGATGGTAGAAAGATATTTATAAGAAGTGAACATGCCGCATTAAATAGTTTACTACAGGGAGGAGGTGCAGTCATAATGAAGAAAGGACTAGCACTATTTGATTCCCTTATAAAACTAAATACCTTTGATGCAAAGTTTGTAGCTAACATACATGATGAATGGCAGATGGAAGTACGTGAAGATTTATCTGATCACATCGGTACGTTGGCTGTAGACTGTATTAAGACTGCAGGTAATTATTATAATCTTCGCTGTCCTATGGATGGTGAATACAAAGTTGGGAGGGATTGGAGTGAGACACATTAATGGACATAGTTCTAGTAGAAAAGGAGACTTAGCAGAATTTTACGCAGTAACTTGGCTTTGGGATAATGGATATGAAGTCTTTAAGAACTGCGGTTGTGATGGACCTGTAGATTTAATTGCGACTAAAGATGGAGAAACTACCATGATTGATATAAAGACAAGATCAAATGGAGGTTCTAATAGTTCTACAAGAAGATCAGATGTACAAAAAGAAATGAACGTACAAATATTACTTTACTTGTCAGATACAAGAGAGTTAAGATTTGTAAATCATAAGGACTAAATATGACAGATAAAAAATTAGATACATTAATTGAAGACATATACAGTACCTTGTCTGTACTAGGCGAAGGTGAAGCTCTTGATGTAAGTGAAGAAGTACTAGACGAGTTTGGTAACTCTATGAAAGAAGCACTACGTCATTGGGCTACACCTAAGTCAAGAGATAAAGAAACTCTTAGAATGTCTAACATAGGTAAACCTTTACGACAGCTTTGGTATGATATGAAATCAGAAGGTGAGGATACACAGAAGCTTGATCCACATATCTTTATAAGATTTTTATATGGACATATCTTAGAAGAAGTTATGTTATTCTTGGTAAAACTTTCAGGTCATGAAGTTTCTGATGAGCAGAAAGAAGTTAAGGTTAGTAATGTTCAAGGACATATGGATTGTAAGATTGATGGTGAAGTTGTAGATATAAAAACTGCATCTAGTTTTGCATTCAGGAAGTTTGCGAATGGTACGTTAGCAGACGATGATCCTTTTGGATACTTAACACAACTGTCAGGATATGAGGAAGCAGAGAAGACAAAGGCAGGTGGTTTCCTTGTAATGAATAAGGAGAGTGGTGAGCTAACTTTACACAGACCTAGTTTCTTTGATAAACCAAATGCAAAGAATAGAATAAGAGAGGTAAAGAAAGCTCTTAAGCTTGACAAGCCGCCTGAATTATGTTATACTACTATACCTGAAGGCAAAGCAGGAAACATGAAACTTCCTAGAGGTTGTACTTATTGTAGGCATAAGAATGAATGTCACAAAGATGCAAATGATGGTCAAGGTTTAAGAGTCTTTAAATATTCTAAAGGTCTTATGTACTTAACTAAGGTAGTGAAAGAACCTAACGTGCAGGAGATAACTAGAAAATGAATGGTAAACAATCAAAACGAATAAGGCAACATGCTAAACTTATGTTGCTTGATTGGTTAAAAGATATGGTTACTCCTGAAGAAGCGGAGGCTATCAACGAAAAGAACTTTAAGGATTACTTACCTAAAGAAGGACATGTGTTTGCAAATAGAAAGTTTTTATTGTCAGCATATAGTTTTAAATGGTTTGTAAAGAAGATTAAAAATATAATTAAAAAGGAGAACAAGGATGTCGAATCAATTCGATTTGAAGAACTACTCAGAGATGGAAGAGAATGATATAATGCAACAAGATTTAGCTACTATGATAATAGTGTTAGGTAGTTTTTTATATGCGGGAGGATCACTAGATGAAGTAGATCATTTTGTTTTAGATAGGATGGCAGAACTTATAGACAATCGTTTAGATGGTATACCTGAAGATGCGAGTATACATTAATGAGAGGATATAGAAAACCTAGAAAGCCTAGACCTATAGAGAAAGATGTTCCTAAAGGATATGATTCTAATTGGGAATACAAATTACATACTGAACCTCTACAGGATTGGGATCATCATAGTGATAAGATTAACTACACAGTTGAACACACCTATGAGCCTGACTTCAGAAGAACGATTGATGGTACGGAATATCTTCTTGAAGCTAAAGGAAGGTTTTGGGATTACGCAGAGTATAGTAAATATGTTTGGATCAGGAAGAGTTTAAAACCTAATCAAGAATTAGTTTTCATATTCTCTAAACCTGATGCGGCTATGCCTGCAGCAAAGAAAAGAAAGGATGGTACTAAACGGAGTCATGCAGAGTGGGCTGAAGCTAACGACTTTACTTGGTACTCAGAATATAATTTACCTAAAGAATGGATAGCAGAATATGGAATATAAATTTGATGAAAACATAAACTTAAGAAGTGTACATCAGTACATTGATGATACTTATACACAGC